AGCGATAACGCGACAGATCATACAGAACTCGGTCGGATCTTTCATGCACTCCCGCGCGACAGGCAGATTGGTGCAATAGACGAGCGTGCCGTGCTCGTTGCAGAGCACCTGATACCGTCCACCTTCCTCAGCATAGTTCTCGACGATAGCCGCGCCCTGTTCGGCGGCGCGCTTGCAATCGGATATGACGGTGTGACCACCGGAGTACTTGTTACGAAGCTCGGCGACGTACCCGGCGAAATCTTGATGCGGTTTTCGGGTGCTCATGAGAACCGCTCGTCGGGATCCTGATGGAAGCGCTTCGTTTTCGGTGTATCGGGTGGTCATCATATATTCTCCTTTTGCTTAGCCCGATGGTGTCGGGCTCCTTGCTACTCCTCAATCCTAACAGTGATGTAGCCATGTATATAATTCCCCTTGTTATCTCCTTGGCTCGATTTTGCGCAAGTGTTCGGGCACTATCGCCAACACGTTGGTCGGCGCGACAAGCACGGCTCCGTCCGGGTTATGAGCACCGTAACGCATCATCTGCCGCGTTGCGAAAATGCCAGCGCTCTCTGCGTCCGCGCCCGCAAACGCACCCTGGTACCCACCGCCAAAGCGGCCCTGGACAGTGGCGAACAATTTCTCTCCCTGATTGCAAATCCTGTGTATAGTGACTGTCGTTTGCATTTTGGTCTCCTAATCAATAAATTCGCGCCGTACCGCAAGGGCTACGCTCGCATCTTCCATGCTGCCACCGGCAGCCAGAATATCCATTGCCTTTTGTCCAGCCGCGCCTTTGCCGGTGTTGTCGGCCCAGTGCGAGCTTTCGTGTTGGCCCTTTGCCTTGAGGTACAGGGCGGCGCGCGGGTGGGCAGTGAGGTGCGCGGTAAACTTTTCGCCGATGATTTTGTCTTCGGGCTTGGGGGGCCGTGCGCCGTCGTTGTATTCGTCGGCCATCATGCGATCAAAAGCGCGAGAGTAGCGCTCGCGCTCGTTGTAAGCGGCATCGCTGAGCCGGATTGCCTCAGCCAGTCCGGGGACCGCCGCTTCCAGCGCGGCATCTTGTTCCGTCCGCTTCTGGGCCTGGATTGCATCCCATTCCGTCGCGGGATAGACCTGCAATCCATACCCGTTGTCGCCCATGCGAGCGAGAGCTTCGACGGGAGATTCTTTTCTGGCCACCGCCTTAGGTTCCAGGCCCATAGCCCTGCAAGCATCGCTGTTGGTGACGGGCATCCATTTGCCGCTCGCCAAAACCCGGATCGATCCATCGGGCATCGTTTTGCCGGGGAACCTCATCTTTTCCGTTCCGTTTTTGACCACCACTATGCTTTCCATGTTTTACCGGGACTCCTGGGGGATCTGGTTGACCTCCGCATGAAGCGTATCAGCAGCTTCATGCTCATCACGGGCGAGGCAAAGAGCGTCGTGGTATTTACGCTCCGCTTTCGATCCGATCTTGAGTATCCTCCGTGCTGTTGTACGCATCCTGCTTTGCGATGGATATCCGTGTGATGGTGGCCATTTCGCCATCCGTAATGCTGCCTGCGTACTTTTCGAGGTCCGCACGCCGGTTATCCCAGTGCATATACTCCGTGTCGGTGTTGGCCGTCCATGCCAAAGCCGACGCGACCGCGATAGCCTCAATCAATCCTGCGCGTGTCCCTGTGGCAGGCTCGCGGCCCTTGCCACCCAACATTGCGTCCAAAATCTCGCTCATTTTACCAACGCCTCCCCGCGTTGCTTGCTACTCCTCGGCGCCCACCCGAACAGGCATTGCACCAATCGCGCATGCCGCCCGGCGCTCGTTAGGCCAGCGGTGCCCAGGCGTAGCGTGTCGCGCTTGCCCGATGTCCATGCCTGATAGTCGCCGTGCCGGCTGATTGGCGTGCCGTCCACTTCGACTCCAGGGCGCACGGCTCGTTGCACCGCGCAATGGTCGGCCGTCACGTATGCGTAGACTTTCATCCTCAGTGTCATCATATTCTCCTTTTGCTAGCCCCGATGGGCTCCTTGCTACTCCTCAATCCTGACAACCGCCAGACCCGCCAAGCAATCAAAATCTCGCCAGACGGCTTGCGCATCCCGTAGGTCGGCCGCTTGACGATCTGTTCATCGCTGTAGTCGTCCACATAGGTCTCCCAGTCGCCGGAGTTGCAGAGGTCTGCGAGTTTTGCTTTTGCCCTCCGATATCCAGACACGAGGAGGGATCCCGCGTGCTCGTGGCCTCCGTCAACTGGATGGATGTACAGGTCGGAAGGGCCTCCATTGAAAAAGACCGATTCAAAATCCGGGCAGCTATCTTCCCAACCATTCGGATCTCTCACGTAGAGTTCGTAAGTCGCTTTCGCTGAAGTAGGTGTAATGCGCGCGTTTTTCGGTGTCTGTGTCTGTGTCATGTAGGTTAGCTCCTGATCCTTGCTACTCCTCAACCCTAGCAGTGAAGCGCTTTAATGTCAAGGGGTATTTTGAGATTTACGCGATTTATTTTTCAAGCTGCCGGCACGAGCGGGAGTCCGCCCTGCCCATGATAAAATCAAAGCCAATATGCCACGCCCGCCGACCGCTACCGTGTCTAAATTGACACACCTTAACCCGCAGCAGGAAATGCTTGCGAACCTTGTGGCCAACGGTTCATCTGCCCGTGAGGCTGCAAGCCTGGCCGGCTTTGCCCCGAACTACAGCTCAATCCTTTGCGCGAAACCCGAGGTCCGAAAGCGCATTGCTGAGATCCAGGAGTTGCAAGATGTTGAAAGAGATGAGCTTAATGGAATTGTCACTCGATCGTGGATCGAGGCTCAACTCGTGATTATTGTCCAATCTGCGATGGCCGGAACGCCTGCTCACGTGTCCCCGCGCACGGAGACGGCGCCGGCGAAGGTGCTGCGGGGCGAAATTCCGCCAGACCACGACCTGGCGCGCCGTTGCCTCATGGACTTGGCGCGGCTCAAGGGCATGATCGTGGATAAGCGCGAGAGCAAGTCGCTCACCGGCGCGATACCAGCCGGCGCGATGAAAGCGCACTTGGCGCAATACCTTGACGCGCTTGAGCCCGGAGCTCGTACCGCTATCGAGCGGCGTATGGCAGCACTCGAAGCGCGTAAGGGCAAGCCAGCTCTCGGCCGGCCGCCCAAGGTGCTTGAGTCCGCGCCGGCGCATGGCAGCACTTGAGGCGCGCAAGGGCAAGCCGGCGCTCGGCCGGCGCTCGCCACGCCGGACAAATGAGCACCGCTCCTACGTGGGCATCGTTCACGCACCGTTCACGCATCGTTCACGCACCGCTCGCCGGCGGGGATTCCACGGAGGGGGTGTGGCCCTCTTTCTGAAACTCGGGCCGCGCTGGCGAACCCGGAGGGAGCGAGAGAATTTCTCCCAGGATTTAAAGGGGTGCGAGAATTTCTCCTAAAAATCCTGGCATGTGTTTCGTGGTGGTAGAATGGCGGTCATGATGAGGCTGATAGATCGAGGCGGGCGGCGGGTGCGGGAGATCTGCCGGGAGTGCGGTAAGTTGCACTCGCGGCAGGCGTGTCCAGTGCGGCGCAAGCGGGGGCGGGTGGAAGATCCCTACGCCAAAGCGGTACGGGAATTCACGGAATTCGCGGACGCTTTTCGGGCGTCAGTGGCGAGGCAAGCATGAAGTTGCCAGGTATGAGGTATACAACGTGTCCCCCCAGTAGGGACAGCGGTGTCCCTCCAGTAGGGACAGCTTTTCGGTTCGCGATGGTTCCGTGGGGCGTTTCGGTAGACGAGCGGCTAAAGGCTGTTGACGTGAGGATTTACGCGATTTTGGCGGCATGTCGTCGCAAATCCACGGCCAAAATGGGCAGTCGGCTACTTGGCCGGAACGCTTGTATGAATTTCCGTCGAGTTGCGGCGAGCATTGAACGGCTTATCTCATGTGGGCACATAGAGATAAGCCGTTCCTGGAAGGGCGCCAGGACGGAATATCGCTTACTGTCCCCAATCTTCGACATCAAGGGAAAAGTTCCAATTGGCGCGGAGTTGAAGCATGTCGCCGTGGGCCGACGCGAGATGGTCGCTTGCCCACGCTGTCACCGGGAAGTCGGCGGACTGCTCAAGGCGGGATGGTGCCGGTCATGCGCCTGGGAGTTGAAAGTCAGGCGGATAGCGCAGTCCGAGGTTCTGGCCGGAGCGGGCAGGAAGACGGGGACATGAGCGACTTCAGATTTGCGCGCTTGGCCCCGCTTTTATGCGATGTTGTAGATCTGGACCACTTCCGAACCACGGATCTTGGAGGCAACTTGATGACGCACTACTCGAAAATGGACGGCTCCGCGGAGGCTGTTTGCGAACAGCCGCTCGGGCCGGAAGGGCTTCTGACGTACCAGGGTCCGTCGCCGCTGCTGGCGGTAGACTGCCCGAAGTGTTTGGAATTCGTTGGAAGAAAGGAGGGCGCGGAAGACAGAGAGCAGAGCATAGGCCTGAGCACGGGCGCCGGAAAGGCAAAGACACCGGCGCCCGCTCGTGATACTCTGAATCGGAGGCACCACATGACCCCAACGACCCCAACGCCGACCGATACCAAAATCGCCGGGCTCCTTGCGACGGAGCAGACCCTTGAAGCCGATCAGGGAACGCTCGCTACCGCCATTGCCAACGCAGGCCCACAAGATGCCGCCGTCGTAGCCGCACAGGCCACCGTCACGGCCGACATCGCCACCTACAAAGCGGCCGTGAGCGATCTTATAGCGCAACTGCAAGCCGACCTCAGTTCGTAAAAGGACCCCGCCATGCTCATACTCCTGGTGATTCTCTTGCTGTTCTGCGGAGTCGGAGGCGGCTACTACGGCTATGGTCGCTGGGGGTATGGCGGCGGCTTTGGAGGCGGGCTCGGGCTGATTCTGCTGATCGTGCTGCTGGCCTACGTCTTCGGGTATCGGCTATGAGCGACTTCGCGGTTGGTCTTTTGCTGGGCTTCGTCCTGGGAGTAGCGCTCGCATGGCTGGCGGTATGGGCAGTCGGCACGCAGGCGTGATAGGATATCGCCATGGCCGGATTGCGTAACCTCCGCCAGCCGAGGGCGTTAATCTCGGCGTCCATCCAATCGGGGAAGTAGAGACAAAGACCATGAAGGCTCCCAAGAAATCGCAAACTCCGAAACAAAAAACTCCGAAACAAAAAGCCGCTGCCGCTCCCCACGCGAAAGCGCTGGAGGCCGTGGCTACAGCCGAAACGGTGCGGGCCCACAACACGAAGGCGGCAGCCTCCCACGATGCCGCTGCCGACTCTGCAGAGGAACTGCTATTGCAATTGGCGGCAGATCAAGCGCTCGGCATCCAAGCGGCACCGGAGCCGTTGTGCGGCACCGCTGCAAGTGCGGCCGTCCCTGCCGCCAATAAGACCGTCTGGCAAAAGATCAAGGACTGGTTTTACTACCAGGGGGAGTAGCCCCACATGCCGCTCGCCTACCTCACGAAACGGTCCTCTGGTGGCTAGCGATCACTATTCTGATTTCGACTGTCTCGCTGATCTCATTTTGTTCGGGGCCACCTATCCTGTCCGCGCAAACAACCGTGCAGCTTCCCGCCCCGAGAGACGAGTGGACCCCGGCGACCGTTCAGCAAGTCACGCTGAACGGGGCGTTGATGATCGCCGTGATATTCCTTTGGCGCTCCAACCAGGCAGAACGTGCGACGGCAATCCAACTGGCCGAGACCACCACGGCGGCGCTTCAGGCGGCGGCGAAGTCCAACGAGGAGTTGCGGCACATTATCGAGCGGTTGACCGACCGGCTCCGGGAAGAACCGACATCGGTGAGGTAATTCTTAATGCGAGCAAAGGAAATGGTATGTAATACTAGACGTAATGGACAAGGCACTATCGCTCGCGTACACGATAGTCGCCAAGGTCTTTATCGCTACCGGCGCGGGAACGATGCTGGTCAAGCGGGTCTGGAGAATCGCCGGTAAAACGGCGAATTTCATTTTGAAAGTAGTCGAGAGGATTTATGAAGATTGAGGGGTCTGCATGGGAGCGTGGTGGGCGGATTCGGCCATGCGCCGCAGAAAGGTTTGCGGTAGAATCGTTCCAGCATGATAAACCCCGGCGCGATCAACGTCAATTCCATGCAGTCCGAGAAGGTGCGCGGTGCGAAGGCTCCCAGCATCCCGAAAGAGCCGTCGATCCCAGCCATCGGGGTGGCGGGCGCCCCGAAGATGCCACGCTACTCTTCGTTCCGAAAGCCGCGAACCGTAGGGATGATGAACGTGGGGAAAGCCTTATGATGGAATACCAAAAATTCGAGAGCGACGACCTATTTGGCCTTAAGTCGATCGGTGGCAGTTATGCGCCTTCAGGAGACGAAGGAGATCTTGGCACCGGACAATGCACGAGGTTCTATCTCTTTAATTCCGAAGAGGAGCGGGCAAACTTTCTACAGGCTCGGGAATTGGAGGATAGAACCAGGCAAGCCTCTGCCCAGGTTGCCAGCGCAACTCGTTTCCTCCAATCGTTGCTAACTAAAACCGGCCGCATGAAAAAAGGCGCGGCGAAGAAAATCAGCGCTCGCCTGGATGAGCTGACTGCGAATGGCCGGGCGTAGGAAGTTCTCCGGCGGACTCACCCCCGATGCCGCGCTGCGCGGCGCCGAGGAAACAATCCGTGCGATGGAGATTGAGTCCGACGCTCACTACGCGGTCGGCAATCTGAAATTCTTCCTGGAGCAGGCATGGCCAACGCTTATGCCCGGCATCCCGTTTCAGGATAATTGGCACATTTCTTGCCTTGTAGAGCACCTTGAAGCTCTGGCCCGGCGCGACATCCGCAGGCTCATCATCAACATCAGCCCACGCAGCCTGAAGTCCACCGTCCTGGTGGCGTTCCGCGCGTGGCGATGGCTCGATGAGGAAGGCATTCCGTCGAAAGGCGTTCCGCCGGGAGTTGTGGAGAAGTTCCTGGCCGCTTCCTTCGGTTTAAATCTAGCGCGCCGGGACTCTCGCAGAACTAGGGCACTCATTAAGAGCCAGTGGTATCAGGCCCGCTGGGGAAAGAAATTCAGCATCGTTTCCGACCAAGACGAAAAGGGCCGCTTTGATAACGACAAGGGCGGCTTCAGCATGATCGCGTCCGTCGAGGGCGGCGTCCTTGGAGAGGGCGGTTCTTGCCGCTTGATGGATGATCCGAATGACATTGAGAAGATGGTGAAGGAACCGGAAACCTACCCGCAGAACGTCCGCGAATGGTATTCGGCGTCAATGGCAAGCCGCTCCATCGACCCGAGAACTGACGTGGCGTTATGCGTCCAACAGCGCTCCAGCTACGGCGCCGATCTCACGGAATACTTGGAGGAATTGGGAGGCTGGGATAAATGCGTCATCCCGCTGGAATGGCGGGGTGCCCACACCATCGGCCCACTGGCGTACCCGGACCCCCGGACGCATCTCGGAGAGTTGATGTTCCCGGCGCGCTTCGGGCCGGAGGATGTCGCCACGGCGAAGCGCGAGCACAAGAACCACTACCCGGCGCAGTTCAACCAGGAACCTTCGGCGGGAGGCAAGAGCGGGCTCAATCGCGAGTGGTTCCAGTTTTACAATCCTCCCGGCGCGGGAGTGAAGGATCAGGACGGCCGCCCGCGGGCCATTCGGATCTCGCTCTCCGATGGATCGTTCGTTGAGCGTCTGCCGGTGGAGTTGCCGTCCGCATTCGAGCAAGTGGTGCAGTCCTGGGACATGGCTTTCAAGGGCGGTTCGGAAAACGATTACGTGGCCGGGCATGTGTGGGCGCGTACCGGAGCCAACGCTTACCTGATGATGCGCGATCACGGACACCGGACCTTCCCCGAGACTCTGGATGCCGTTCGCAACGTGACTGAAATCTATCCGTGCCCGGAGAAATTGGTGGAGGATACGGCCAATGGCCCGGCGGTCATCGACACCCTGAAAAATGAGATCCCTGGAATAATTCCAGTCCCTCCAGCGGGAGGAAAGTGGTCGCGCGTGGCGGCGATATCCGGGTACGTCGAGGCCGGGAACGTGTTTCTGCCGAATCCCGACCTTTTCCCATGGGTGTGGGAGTTCCTGGCTGAGCTGGCCGCGGGAGCCGCGGCGAAGCATGATGACGACACCGACGCCATGAGCCAAGCCCTCAAGCGCCTGTACGATTCCTCCAAACGCACCGCTGTGCCGGAGTTCCGCGTCTCGCCGCGTCTTGGGGAACCGTCGAATGCCGTTCACATCGACTCCCAAACAGTCGCGCCGTGGATGCGCCGGTTCGTGGCTGTCATTCCAGGCAGGGCGGCCCTATGGGTGGCGGAATTGCCGCGCGGTTGTATGCGCGTGGTTGGCGAACTGCCTCTCGAAGGAATAGACGCCACCGTTGCGGGCCGGGAGCTCGGGCGCAAGATCCTGGCCGACCTGAACAACGGGAAAAAAGTGGTTCGGATGAAGGAAGTCACGCAAAAACCTTATGATGTTCTGCTTCCTAAATCGGCGTTCGCCCCGATAGAGCCGGTCGGCTGCTGGGCGGAACTGATGGAGCAATCGCTGCTGTCATTCGAGCCGGAGGAAGCCGATTGGGACGCTCGCAACCAGGCGCGCGAGACGCTGCGCGCCGGCCGCATCCGAACCGAGATGGTGGAAGAGGGGGACGCCGCTGTGGACCGACTTCGCGAGCTGTTGGCGTTCCGACCGCCGGACTTCCAGAAACTCGAATACGACCGATCGAGGGCGTTTGAGCTGGCGGAAGAGAACCTGGCCGAGTACCACCGCTACATGGGCATGACGGAAGGAAAGGTAACCGGCGATTGGCCGAAGTTGAAGATTTCCCCGGAGTGCAAGTGTCTGATTGCCGAACTCGGGGCCTTTCGCCGCGACCAGGACCCTCCGGCTTTCGTTGAAGTGCTGCTGCTGGCGGTATGCGCCCCGCGCACCATGGCAAACGCGCCGGATATCCGGGCGATGCAGTGGCCCCAGGCTACTGCCGCTGGAAGCCGCTCCCGCAAGTCGCGAAAATTTTCCCTCGGACGGTGATACTATGGGGGCATGGTCATTTACCTAAGTCTTCTGATCGCGCTCGTCGGGATCCTGATGGAAGCGCTTTCCGCCAACGGAAAAATCGTCTCGATTGGCCGCGATATGTTTTGGGTCGGGTTGCTGGCGTTCTTGTTGAAGCTCGGGCCAGACGCCTTGAGCGTGTTGAAGGGCTAACGCATGGGCAGCCCGGCTTTCTTCGGCAAGCTCGTAAACTTCCAAGCGGCAGAACGCAAGCCGATGCTCATCCCGTTCGGGCTGTTCAACCCGCAAGACAATCTGGGCTTCATCGCGTCAGTGTCGTCCGGTTCGCAGTTGACGCAAGCGACCGTCTCTTACGCTTCAGCCCTCGTGATCGACGTTTCAGTAGCCGACGTAATCAGCGTGACTCTCACCGGGAACGTCGCCTCAATGACGCTGGATTACACGGGCGTCTCGACAATCCCCACCGGGCAGCGATTGTGGATCAGGCTGGTGCAGGACGCCACCGGAGGCCGCACGGTAGCGCTTCCGTCAAATCTCATCTGCGACAGTGGTTTCGCGGTGGACCATGGCGCGAGTCGCGCGACAGTGCTTCCAATCCAATGGAACGGAACGCACTGGATTTTCTTCGATACCTCGTTCTCCGTGCCGACAGCCTAATTCCCCGTGCAGGTTCCCGCAACAACGTCCGTTGCGCCAGCTCCGGTCCCGCCGGTGAACCATCAGTAGCTCGGGTACCAGAGGGATTGCCCCGGCAAATAGGTCCAGCAGAGTTGCCGCCCCACTATCGCGGTGGAAGCGAGCGCGATATTTCCGCCCGTCGCGGTGGTCCAGATGCCGGTGGGGATCGCGCAGACCTGCCCCGCAAAAGACAGAGAGGGCAGGTTGATGGTGCTGATCGCGGCGGTGCCAGATAACGGGAAAGCCAAGCCGCTCGGGGTGATGGTCGAGGCGCTTGCCACTACACCCCCGGTAGGCAATATCCGCTGGGGCGCCATTTCGACGGATTCGATGTAGGCCTGCCCCGCATTCACCGTGACGATGAAGTACCCGTTGAGCGGCTGCCCGTTCGGGATGGTCGCGTAAGCCGTCTGCGTCTGCACTTCGGAGGCGTTGGAAAAAGTGAGGTTGTTGGCGTAGAGCGTAACCAGGCTCGACCCCTGATATTGCACTTGCAGAAAAGTGGACGAGTGGACCCCGTCATAGCGCGCCGTTACATTGACGGAAAACCCCGTGATCTCGCTCGTTTGGAGATAGAAGTAAGCGTTGATGTCGCCCAGCGTTTGGCTGAGAACGTAGCGGCCGGTTACGCCGTCGGCCACCCAGGGATTTCCGGCATAGCTGTCGTATCCGCCCCCGCTGTTGTTGGCGCTCCAGAGATACGGTTTTACGGCGCCCACCACGGCAAGCGGCTGCACCGGATAAACGACGGGTCCGAGTCCGTCTAGCTGGGTAGCGAAACCAGTGGGGTTCGGCCAGGTGGTTCCGTTGTCGTGAATCGAATAGAGATCTTGCGTCGAATAGGACGCATAGGTGGTCCCGAAGGCCATGGGGGGAGGAATGTTGGGGCCGATCTGCATGCTGTTGCCGGTGATCTCTTCGTTATACTTGTCGTCCAGATTAATGAACGGGGTCGAGTTCGCCGCGCCGGTGGCGCACAGGGAGGAATTATTGGGATCGTCAATTCGGTTTCCGGCGATTTGCAGGTTGTATCCCGCCGTCGATTTGACCATTACGCTTGACGGGCAATAGGACTCGAAGTAGTTGTTCAGAACGCGAGTACTCAACGCTCCATTGAGAACCACCCCCCCCATGCGCTCGATGGCCGCCAGCTTGTTCCCCGCGATCACATTCTGGTTACCGCTCCAGATACTCGACAACGGGGTTCCGTCAATGTAGATCAGCCAGCCGTCGAGATCGATACGGTTCTCGTTTTCGATGGCTGCTTCGTCGCCGTCATAGTAGATCCCTATGCCGAAGTTCTCGATCAGGTTGTGCGAGATCCAGGCCCGAAAGCATTGGCCGCAGGAGAATCCGACGCCGAACGCCTGCACGGTGGCCGCGGAGGGCACCACATTGGTCCAGCGGTTGACATCCGTCGCGGTGGCGTAGGTGCCTTGCAGGTTCATGTCCTGGATCTTGACGCCCTTGAGATTGCCCTGATAGTTCGATCCGCCGGGAGGCGTCAGACTGTTCAACGCGATTGGGCTCTGGGCGTAGATTGTGAAGTTGCTGTAAGCGATGGAGGAATCGACGTCGTACGCCATCGACTGAATCGCGGATTGGTAGGCGTAGCAGGGCGATGCCCCGAGGGGCAGACAGGACACCAACGTCGCGCCAGACCCCTGGCCTAAAAACTGGTGATACGCGCCATGCGTCACGGTGGCGTAGTCCGTGAGCGCCTGGGGCGGCAGAAGAACTTGCCCTCCTCCGGGGGTGACAACCACGGCCTCCTGCTGCCCGTTGGTGGCGCTCGCGATTGTCCAGGAGGAGTTGCCGGAGTGCCCGTTGTTCGGCGTTACGGTGATCGTGCCGCTGAGAGCACCGCTGGTGCAGGTGCCTCCCGTGATAAGCACCGCCTCCGAGTTGGGGCTGTCCGCAATGTAGAGATAGTGGGCGGTGTCCGAGCCGTTTACCCCCAGTGGGCATGGAGACAAGGGAATCGACTGGTTGACGCCGTGCGCGGAGAGATTGACGGCGGGCCTCTGCGCGGGGAAATTGTAGTCAGACGCACTCAAAAATGGCTTGTTCCTGACTTGGCTGATCCAGTCTATCTGCTGGGCGCCAGCGACGGCCACAAAAGCAAAAATCGCCTGCAATGTTTTTCGGTACATGGCTGAATTTTAACCCAATGGCGGCAAAAGTGCTAAAATCTCCAACAGGAGAACACCATGGCTCGAATGCCACCGCCCGGTAGCGATTCGGGAATCGCTATGTCTGCCCCCGTTCCGAAAAGCGCACCCAGTGGCCGGATGCCTCCCCCAGGAACGCCGGAAAAGGTTGCTGGCGCGAAGGCCAGTCGAGACGAGGCCGGATTCGTGGGCGCGGAGAATCACTGCATAGACTGTGCCATGTACGATGTCGAAACTGGCGACTGCGCGAAGGTCGAAGGAGTCTTCCAGCCGGACGATGCTTGCGCCAAATTCTTCGAGGCCGTGCCCGATGATGAATCGCAGGAGTCTGGCCCAGACGCCGACGATGATTCTGCCGGGCCTCCGGCTAGTGGGGATGACTCGGGATCATGAGCCTGTGGACAATTCTTCGACAAACCGATAGGATCGCAGCTCTCGAACGCGCGCTCCAGGAGAAAATCTCGCACGAGCGCTCCATGGAAGCGGCCATGAACGACTGCGAGCGTCGATATGAAATCGAGTTAACCCGCCGAATCTCAGCCGAAGCGATATCCGGCGAGCGGCGCGCGGAAGTGGAACGGCTCGTACTGGAGTTGTCCGACTCGCGCGACCAATTCAAGGCGCTGATGTCAGAGCGACTGAGAAGCCTCGACGCACTCAACCTGAAACTGATGGAACCGCGCGCCGAAGAGAAGCCGCCGGACATGGCGCAGTTCAGGCGCTCCGAGGATACTGCCGCCGGAGCGGTACGCTCAATGCAGAATCTCCGAAAAATGAGCGCCGACATGGACATGGCTCTCCTGACGCAACTGCACCCGGCATTCAAGCGCTCCGCAAAACCCCCGGCGCCTACGGCACCCAGCGGCGTTTCTATCAATGAGCCGATGACACCCGAGGTCGCATAATGGAAGTCCTGGGAGACGCCGCGCCGACCCCGACGAAAGAGCAGTTGATCGCCCAGCTAGCCAAACCCATCGCCCGCGTGATGTCAAGCGAGATGGCGGACGAATCCGACATCGACCGCGTATGGATTCTGCGGAAGATCCACAAAGCGAGCCTGTACTATCGGGATTTGCAGAATTTCGCGCCGGCGCTTTACGGTGGCCTGGTGGACGCCACCGGAATAGACGGCTCGATTTTCCCCGGCGGTGGAAACGGCGGTTCCTACGACTACACCCAAAACGACTACCGCGGTTATTGCCGAAAAACGATGGCAGTCCTGGGGACACGCATCCCGAACGCCGTAGCCGTTCCCAACGACCCGTCCGACGAAAAGGATATCGCCGGAGCACGGGCCGCCAACAATGCCGCCATGTACATGCGGCAGCAATGCGAACTTCAGGTTTTGAATCTATGGCTCGTATACAGCCTGTTCAATTTCGGCACGAGTTTTCTGACGATCGAATGGGTGGAGGACTCCACAAAATACGGCTGGAAGGACATCCCGCAAACTGGCACGGAATCAGTGCAACTCGGTGGCGGGTTCCAGTGCCCAGACTGCGGAGAGATGGCCTCTGGAGATGCGCGCCCAGAGTCATGCCCAAGCTGTACCGGGGATATGTCCCAAGCGTCATATCAGGACCCGGCGCAAGCCGATGTCCCGCAGGATCTCCCGCCAACACGCATCCCGAAGGGCGGCATCGAAATTGATTTGACGGACGCAAGCGAGGTAAGCGTTCCGCTCGATACGGACGGACGCAAGGGAGCTTCGGGATGTCTTTGGATTCGGAGAGAACGGGAAGAGCACAAGGCAAGACTTTTGCAGCGATTTGGGGATGCCCTGCGCCAAGCGATCAAGGATGGAGACAGCGCCTTTGAAGAACAATCCGTATCGCTTCTGTACGGCGAGAGTATCCGTTCCTCAATGGCATCGCCAATCGGCGTGGTTCGTCCGAAGCGCGAAAATCGCTGGTCGATTATCGAGGAAGATTGGTCTCCAGCCATGTATGAAATGGTGGCAGAGAAGGCTGACCGGCAACTCCTGAAAGAGAACTTCCCGGACGGCCTTCGGATCACGGCAATAAAGGGTCACGTAATCGACCTGGAGAATCGGGTAATCTACGACCACTGGCAAGAATGCCAGCCGGAGCCCACCAGCCGGATCATGTGCGAGCCGCTGGGCGAGGATTGGATTCAATTCCAGGATCTGTCAAATGACATCCTGAATCAGTGCCAGCAAAACATCGCGCGCTCGAATGAACCCGGCATTGCGGACCCCACTCGCGTGGATATGGACGCCTGGGCGCGGCGCCGCGACAATCCAGGCGATTTGATCCCAGCCGTTCGGCCCCCTGGGGGAACTTTAGCAGATTTGATTTACCGGCTGCCGCCTTTGACCTTTTCCGAACAGATCGCTCCGTGGTTCTCGCAATTGGAACAAAAGGCTCAGGACCGTACCGGCTTGACTCCAGTTATTTGGGGCGGCGCTACCGACGATCCTACGGCCCGGCAGAGCGAACTGAAAACGAACGCAGCCATCCGGCAACTCTCCATCACTTGGGTTATGATTGGAAGATGCTGGGAAGGCACCTACGAAAAAGGGTGCAAGCTATTGGCCGAACATGAGGATGGTGTCCTGGCATTCACCAGCCAAACGGCCAATAAATACGGGAAATTCGATACGGTCACTCTGGCGATCCAAGACCTAAAAGAGGGGCACTATCACTTCGAGGCCGATGAAGCCGTGCCGATGACGTGGGGCCAGCGGCGCGATCTCGCAATGTGGATGATGGATAAATCTCCCGAAATCCTGAAGGCTTTTGGGTTTGACGATCCGCTCAATATCCCCGAGATCAAGGAATTGCTGGACATGCCGGGCATGCACATCCCCCACCTCGACCAGCGCGATAAGTGCATGGATGTGATCGGGCGCTTGGCGTCCAAGGAAGCGCAACCGGGTCCAGCGAACCCGGATGGATCGCCGGGGCCGAAACAGCCTTCCGTCCAGCCGGAGTGGGAAGACGATTTCGATTTCTGCGCGAAATTGGTTCAGCAGTATCTGGTTAATAATTTCGAGCTGGAGCAGGGCAACCCGAACGGCTACGAGAACCTGCAACTGTACGGGCAGGCGTGCCAGAAAAAGGCTCAAGCGCCGCCGCCGAAGCCGCCGATCAAGGCCAGTGTGTCGGTTGCTCTCAAAGGATCGGATCTCGGATCTCCGGCGGTTACCGAGGCGCTGGAGAACGCCGGAATCGAGCCGCCCGGAGTGCAGGCCGTGATCCAGCCGCCGCAACCGAAGCCAATGCCGGTCCCAGTGCCGGCGCCGCCCGGCGGGATGCCGCCCAAGATGCCACCGCCGCCAGTACAATAAGTCATGCTGAAAGAATTTATCGCCAAGATCCTTACCGCGCTCGCCATTCACCCGGCGTTGCGCGGCGCGACCGCATCGCAAAAGATCGGCGCTCCGCTGCCGTCGCTGGCACATCGCGACCATTTCGATGAATCCGAGGTCGATATCGGCGGCGGGGCCTGCCAGCGCGCGACGGGTGAGAACTATACCGGCGCGCGGACGAACTTTCGGTATGCCGCTTGGGCCATGGCCGCGGCAAAAGGCAAGCGCTATTTCAACTCCTCTCTCGGCGGCGCGCGGCAGGAATTCGATGAATTCGTGGCAAAAAGGACGGTCGAGGAATGACGCCTATACCGCATTGCGAGACGCACAACTTGCAATCCTCCGCGTAAAGCGTTACCCTTTCCACAGTATTTGGAATTTCGCGCCTCGTAGAGGGGCGCGTGGATTGAAACCACAGATATGGCAGCAATTTCACTAGGATTAGGAGACGCTGGGGGGGGGGCACCCCCCGGCGGCACCGGTGACCTCGACCTCGGTTCGCTCTTGGGGGACGCTTACGATTCGGCATCTGCCGATGAGACTCCTGGTGGCGAAGCTGGCGGCGATTCTTCGCTGCCTTCCGAAGGCTCCCAGGAAATCCCCGGCGGCGATGCGCCGACCGCACCGCAGACCCAGGACACAGCTCCGCAGGGAGACTCCCAGCCAAGGGCCGATGCCAACCAGTCCCCGTGGCAACTATCGCCAGACGGCAATTTCTATCAGGTGCCCAAGGCCGAACTGCCGCGAGTCCAAGGCGCATTGCAGTACAGCCAGCAAGTCAGCCAGATATTCGCCACGCCGGCCGAAGCGCAATCCGCCAGCCAACAGGCCTTTGACCACCGCACGATGTACAACGATTGGACTTTTGGAAGCGATCGGGCCGTCAAGAGCGTGCTGGACTATTGGAGCGGAGCGAGTCACCAGGACCCGCAGTCGCGGGCGACATTCTCCCGCAGTTTCGAGAAAATGCTGACCATGGCACCGGGAGTTTTGCGGCAGACCAACCCGACGGCCTACCAAAACTTCATTCAGTCCACCGGGAAATCGCTGGTCGAATCCCTCTACGCCAAGGCCGCCCAGACTCAAAATCCAACGCACCTGGAAGACGCGCAGGCGGTCGAGTGGGGTCTGACGGGGCACTACCAGAAGGAATTGCCGCAGGCCGACCCTCAAGCGCAAGCGCGTACCGCGTGGGAGCAAGAGCGAGCTGACTTCGATAACCGCCAAAGCATTGCGTTGCAGAGAGATTCGGAAGGTTTCCAAACCTCTTCTCTGGACGGCCCGAAATTTCAGAAGATTGATGCGGCTCTGGATAAAATCCTGGCACCCATCAAGGCGAAATACAGCGATATCGCGTATAGGTCCATCAAAAAAAGCATTCATGATGAAGTCGGGGCCACCCTCCGACAGAGCGAATGGTGGACTGAGCATAAGCAGCAGTCTGACGCCATCATGCAGGACTACGGTACGGCTTGGCACTCAGGTTCGCGTGATGGCAGAAGTTTGCAACCGCGTGTTCAAGCGTATCATGCAGATTTTTTGTCCAGGGCAAACCGCGTACTTCCGTCAATCGCCGCGAAGTACGTCAATGCCACCTCACAGACCCCCGGCAAGCCGAGCGGCCGTCAGGCAGCCCCGCAACAGCGCGGCACCGACCGCCCCTCCGCATCGCCCCAGGCTCCAGTGGGGAAAAATGGACAACCCCAGCGGATCTCCTCCGACGAGTGGGACCGCCAATTCAAGGCGATATTCCGGTAGAAGCTCGACGCACGGCTTAACCTAAAAACGCAGCCACCCGCGCCGGACTCCACCGGGCCACCCCAAAGGAGTCTCAAATGGGCATCACCGCTCAAACGGCAAATGTCACCTCGGTAATGCTGGAGCAGGTAAACCAAAAACTGGGTTACCTGCTCGCGCAAAAGCAATCAAACTTCGCAAATCTGTTCAACAAGCAGGCCGAAAAACACAACGTGTCGGCTTTCACTGACGGGGCAACCGGCGGCTCCCCAACCTACAGCGTCGGCGGCCCCGTGCTCGCCTGGCGCGTTCCCGCCCTCCTGTATGTCGGGGGCGACTACCAAGCCTTCAGCCTCGACGGCGGCGACCTTGGCACCGGCTCGATGATGGGCACGGCTTTCATGGCCTTTGGAACCTTTGAAAACAACCTTGGGTTCAATTTGCCCATGCGTGCGATCATGGCCACGAAGGACAGGAAACAGGCCATTGTCAACGCCTTGCAGTTCTCGCTGGGAAAGGGCATTTCGGAAATGGCCCTCTACAACGAGATCGGCCTTTTCAACGATTCCACCGGCACGCTGGCGCAGGCCAACGGGACCGGATCTCCCGTGATCTCCAGCGGCCAAGTGACGTACAACCTGGAAGCCACCTTCGCAACCAATCGCATCCGCGGCCAGAACATGCTGGTGGACATCTACAGCACGGCCAACGTGTTGCAGTTCGCCGGCGCCCGCGTTGCCTCGATCAACTACGCCAGCAACACCATCACGTTGAAGGGAGTCAGCACCTACACCCCCGTCAACACCGACCAGATCATGTTCCCGAACATGGGGCTCGGCGCCGCCGCCGGTGCCTACACCGCCGCCGCCGGTTCGTGGCGCAACGGAATCTACACCTTCAATTCGACCACCAGCTCCGGTTCGCTGGGCGGCCTGTCCTATGCGACCGCTTATGAACTGGTCACGCCTTCCGTCAACGGGCAGAACGGGTTCTATACCCCTTCGCTGGGATATGCCGGAAAAAGCCAACTGATTCAGCGCCGCGACGAGGAAGCCTATACCGACGTCATCGGCGTCTGCCACACCGCGCAACGAGTTTCGGCGTACTTGCAGGGAATCACGATTAGTAACTGGCTCCGCGGCAAGGCCGACAAAATGATCGACATCGCGCCGGGCGGAAACGACTACGGCGACACCTTCCCCTTCTGCGACGTCACGCACCACGTGTCCCGCTACGCCGGCAAAGCCCGAGTGGACTGGTTGAACCCCTCCAACTTCGGCTGGTGCCAACTCGCGGAGGTTGACTTCATCCAGACCCCCGAAGGAGAGAAAATCTTCATCGGGCATTCTGCGACCACCGGGAACCCGCAAGCGGGCTTCCAGTTCTACCTGCAAAATACGCGCCAGCTCTACTCCGTCGATTCGGGGTGCGGTGTGGTATTTTATTCGCTCGCGGTTCCCGCCGGGCAGTGATAAGTGCTTTATTTTCAGCCACTTGCCTGTATTGTCTTCTTGGGAATGGGGTGCCTGGACTTCGGGCACCCCGATTTTTTTCAACGCGGGTGCTATAATCCGCACAGGAGTAACGCATTGCGTAAAGCCATAGGTTTTCTCCTTGTTTTCGCGGCGGCGGCCTTCTCCCAGTCTCAGGCAACGAATCAGGTCGGCGGGCCGCCTCCAAACAATTACGTTTCGGTGTTCGACATAAGTTCGACTCCGCAGTATGTCTGCCAGGCGCAGGCCGTGCAGCCGGTGACGACGTTCCCCTTGGGGGGGACCCTCACCAACATTGTCGTTTCCTCGAATGTCGGGACGATCACCTTTACTTCCACCAGCTATCTGTGGGTCGGGGCGCAAATCACCGTCACTGGGGCCACCGTGGCGACCGCGCTCAACGCCACCTACAAGGTGACCGGCGTATCAGGATCGACGGCCACGATCACCACGGCGGGCGTGGCGAATGCCACCTACACTGACGCGGGCATGATGGTGGCGACCAATGCGCCGTTGCTGAACAATCC